CACCGTACACGTGGCCATAAAGCTGCTTGGCCCACGACCAGCGGCCGCTGACGTCATTTATCGCCAGTTTCCACGCATCGAGGGTGGTGGCGTCCGCCCATGGCACGCAGATGAATTCGAACGGGGCATCGCCCAGCGCCGCCAGCGCAGCGACCGAATCCGGTACACCCGCGCCGCCGCTCATGGCCGAGATGGCCACCGTCAGGCCCGCCGGGGTGACTTCGCCGTTGCTCTTGCCCAGGCGGTTCAGCACCAGACCGATGTCGTTACCCGAATCACCCGTCCACTTCGCCGTGAGCGTCACCACGCCCGCAGCGGCGGCAGCCGTCACAGGCAGGTCGGCAGCGGCGTTGATCTTGGTAGCAAGCGCAGAGGCGGCTGCGGCAGCCGCGTTGCCCGAAGCAATGCTGGCCTGAATGCGGACGCCGCCCACATACAAGTTGACCAGGCCGGCCTCGGTCGCGGTCCCGGTGAAGGTCACCTTGCCCGATGCGACGGCGCCGGTGGCGTTCTTCAACGGCAGGCACCAGATCTCGCCCACCGGGTCGTTCTGGCGCCAGGTGTCGTACATGGCGGCCAGCATCGAACCCTGCCCGCCGATGGTCTTGGCTTGGGCCAGACTGGACACGAGGGTGAGCTTGCCGATTTCCTCGGCGGTCGCCGTGTCGTTGACCTGAGCGACGATCAGTCGGCGGAGCGCACTGGTTGCGCTGTTCGCCATGGAGTTGTCCATTTCCGCATAAAACAGCGGCACGCGGATGTCCGCGGGGATCTGTTGAAATCCTACGCTCATTTGGTCGTGGCCTCTTTCGCGGTCGGGGTGGGGGTTACGACGTCGCCATCAAGCAGGCGGCGGCGCCAGTAGGTGTCGTCCGGCACGTCGCGGCCTTCGGCTGGCAGCAACTCCCCGGTTTCCGGGTCCGGCACCGCGCGGCCCTTGGCCGGTACCACGGTAATGCGGTTCATGGCATGTCCTCTTTCAGTTGAACTTCAATGCGCCCGTCCGGGCCGGGGTATTTCAGGTTGCGGTCCGCCGGGTCAATGCAGTCCACATTGATGTCGAAGCCCTGCAGCCTGGGCAGCCCGTCCAGCTCCAATTCGTGCCAGGTTTCGGCGGGATCTGTTTCGGCGTTGCGCCCCAGCTGGAAGGCCGTGACGAAGGAATACCGGTAGATCACCAGCGCGCGGTCGATCTGTACCAGGTCGCCGCCGTCGTAGGTGATGGGGTCGTACTCCGGCGCAGGCCGCCAGCCCACCAACGCGCGCCACAGCTGCGCACGAATGTCATGCAGCACATCCACGGCCAGTTGCCCGCGCTGGTCTTTCGTATCGAGGATGACCACCACGTCGAACGCGTCGGTGATCACCTGGCGAATGCCGTTATCCAGGTCGTTGTCGTTGGCATCGTCGCCCGTAGCAATCACGAACGCACCGGGGCGGTCCACCTGCTGGCTGGCCTTGACCGCGTCAAAGTCGATGCCGCCGGCAACCCGACCGACGAACACAGGGCAGCGCTGCCGCAGTTGCAGCACCACAGGGGTGATCTTCATAAAAATGTCCCTTGCCATATAGCTGTCGCTGCAGCAAATTGCCGTGCATACCCGACCAGACAACAGGAAGTCCTATGTCAGACGCTGTAGCTGTGATCCGCTTTGCAATCAAGAAGTACTACGGTAACGATTTGAAGCAAGCTGCAGAAGTAACTGGATACTCGCAAAGCCAAATCAAGCGATGGCTGGATGGCTCTGTTAATCCGCGAGAGGCAACCGCAAACTACTTCCTGGAACTGGCGCTTACTCCTGAGTTTCAGGTCGTTTGCGAGTTTCGAGAGCTAGACCATAACGAGGCGCTTTCACCGCAAATTTCCAGTTTCCTTGAGGGCCATAAAAGTCGTCCCGGCGTTTACGCTTTCTACGACAGCTTATGTAGGCTTCTATATGTTGGTAAGGCGAACGCTTCGTTACATAAGGAAATTATCAGCGCGCTAGGGCGCCCGATAACCACACCCTTCCCAATTCCAGCTAAGAAACTGAAGCCGGCAACGAGAAAAACGGTGGTGAAATATATCTCTGCCTATGACGTCGGCGGCATCGGTCACTCTGACTACCCGAAACACGTTGAATCATTAATCCTCAGAATTAGTAAACCCCTGCTCAATCAACAGACCGGAGCATTGACAAAAGTCATTCACGCCCGACCGGAAGAATGATTATCTAAGGGCTTCAGCAAAAGCCTGTCGAAGGATGGTGCGCACGTCGTCGGCGCGGCGATTCAGCGCGTCGACCATGTAGTTTTCGCGCGGTGCGATGCGCCAGGCGCCCGTAGCGGCCTGCTTCTTGTGGGACTTCCCCCTCTTCGCGCCGCGGCGCACGCCGTACCAGAGGAAGGCCGGATAGAAGTCCTTCATGTCAGCCGTTTTCTGCGGCTCGATCTTCACCATGAACCCGGGACGGCTCACCCGGTAGATGATCGACCGGCGCAAGCGGCCCTTGCGCAAGCCAGGGTACTCGCCTTCACTTGAGCCTCCCTTTTTACCGACAAGCTTGCGCGCTTCGCCCCGTACCACGGTGCCGGCGCGGCGCATGGCCTTGCGGATTTCCTTCTTGTCGAAGTCCAGCTTGCCATAGCTGTCGAAGCCGTCGATGTGAAGGTATGCAGCGGGTCTAGCCATAGAGTCCTCCTCCGGACTGCACAGCGCCCAACTCTTCGACTTCGAGCAGGGTAAAGCGGTGGGCACCGTTCATGTCGGTGGCCCGCCTCACCCGGTAAACCGTGGCGCCGTGCACAACTTCGAAATCAATCGGCACGGCACCCAGGTAACGCAGGGTGATGCGGTGGGTGATCTTCTCATCGGCCTGGACGCTGCCGCTGTAGATAGCAGTGCCTACCGGCTCGATGCGCCCCCAGCGCTTACGCTCATCAGTGAAGAGCGACGTCAGGCCGGCATCGGTGGCCGGAAGGTCCTCGCGCCGGCGAAGCATGACGCGGCGATTGAGGTCGCCGGCGCCGGGCTCTGTAATAGCCATCAGAATCGCTTCCTGTACCAAAGCAAACGATCAACGCCCAGCGGTACGGTCGCCACCCCAGCACCCGCAACTGCTTCGCGGTTCGTGTACCAATGAGCAACGAGCAGGAGAACAGCGTGCTTCACGTCCTGGGTAAGGCCCATTTCCGTAGGAAGAATGGGCTCGCCCTCGACCAGGTGCCGGTCACAATGCTGCTGAACATGCTCCAACGCTGCGGCGAGGTAGCCTTGGATCAAGGCATCCTCTTCGTCGTGATCGACGCGCAGGTGCAGCTTCACCAAGGCCAGGTCAATCATCACTTCGCCTCTTTAGCGGCCTTGTCAGCGGCTTCTTTTTCGGCAGCTTCCTTCTCGGCCGCAGCTTTCTCGGCGGCGGCCTTTTCAGCAGCGTCCTTTTCGGCCTGTGCTTTGTCTGCCGCAGCTTTCTTCTCGGCGGCCGTTGCCTGCTTGTTTTCCTTCGGCACTGCGCCGTCGCCTACTTCGACAGCCAGACCCTTGCCGATCAGGATGTGTGCATATTCATCGTCGGCCTTTTCAAAGGTGACCCCTGCCCGAATGCGGTCGTTGTCCGCGCCCAGCTTGGATGCATCACCCTCAAAGCCCCACAGCGTACGAATTTTCATAGTCCACCTCAGCAAAAAGGGGCCCGTAGGCCCCATCTCTATCCGCTCGGCTTAAGCCGCGAAGCGGCCCTTTACGAACGCATACGGCCGGCGAACAGCCAGACCGAGACGCTCTTCCACCAGCACCACGCGCTGGTTCTTCACGAAGTCGTCGTTGATCCAGCCGACTTTCACGGTGAAGGCCATGCGGTCGTACAAGCGCGCGCCCTGGGCAAAGGAGCCGACCAGGAATTCGCCGCCGGTTGCGGCCACGTTGCCAGAGGCCGGCGTGCCTTCATCCATACTGTCCGACACAACCACCGGGCGACCCCACAGGATCGGCGTCACCAACCCTTGGAGATTCGCGAACAGGTAGCGGTTATCCGCATCCTTGAGCAACTCGATGTTCATCCAGTCGAGGTCGGTCATCACCACCGCATCCGCACCGCGCTGCGCCTGCTTGCGCACCTGGTAGATCGCCCGGCGGACAGTGTCGATTGCGGTGTCACCAGTGCGGCTCAGGGCTGCATTGAACGCGCTGGCCTGGGTCATGATGCCGTTCAGGTTGTTGCCCGTGCCGTCGCCCTTGAGGATCTGCCCCTCTTCCTTGAGCTTCAGGTCGTAGCGCAGCAGCTCCTGGATGTAGCTGTACAGCTGCGGGATGTCGTCCAGCGCTTCGTCAGTGACGGGCATCCACACGGCGATCTTGCGGATATTGTCCGTCTTCTGCTCGAAGGTCACATCGCTGGAGGGTTTGGCCGCGCCTTCCGCCACCATGCCAGCGCCGCGGGTGTGCAGCTTTTCGAGGAAATAGCTGTAGCTCTGTCAGGTGACCGGAGTCGTCGGG